AACAAAAACACGCATAGTGCCATTCAAAGTACCTACAAATTTAGTATTTGTTGGAGCTTCAAAAGGTCCTTCAGTTGTTCTTGCGAACGCTGAAGTTGTTGCACTTTGTAGTACTGTTAACATAGTTGGTGAAACAACGACATAGTTACCTGCGCCACGACGTGTTCTTGCCGCGATTAGGTTAGCTGATCTGTTTATAAGAACTGCTAGTGCCGCATGTTGGTCTCCAACGAAAGTTGCTGTACCTGATACTGACCCTTGGTCATATGTATCAGTAGCCGCGCCTGCTAATGTACGAAGTGAACCAATCACTTCTTGGTCAATCTCAGCAGTAATTTCTTGGGCAAGTGCCTGCATAATTTCTGCTTCAACGTCTAGACCGTGCATTGCGTTTGCGTCTTGAGCTGCTTCAAACGTCCAACGAGCACTCAATTTACGAGTTTTCGCTTCAACTGTTTGCTTCAATACTTGGATAGAAAGTTTCTTTCCAGCATCTGCTTCTAAAGAAGAAGTTGAAGTTGCTGCGCCTGCTGATGCGTTTGCATCACCTGAGTATCCTTTTGCAATTGCAAATGGAGATAGTGCTTCATCACCTGCTGAAACGCCTGATGCTGTTTCGCCATATCTTACTCTTAGTGTATGTATTTGTCCTACTGGACCTGTCATAGGCTGTACGCCTACAAGTTCGTTTGCGATAACTGTTGGCATCACACGTCTGATAACTGGAAGAATCACTTTGTTAAGTGATGCAACGTTACCCGCCATAGTTGTGCCAGCTGTAGCTGATTCTGAAAGGTAGCTCTTAGTGTTTTCAAGAACTGATTCCATTACAACCTTTTTGTTACCTTCTAAGCCATCTGTAAGGGCGTCTTTTGTAACGTCCCAATTTTCAAATAGATTCTGTGTCATTTGGAATTCTCCTTAGTTGATTCCTGCTAACTTTTTAAGGTTAATAATTTCGGCTTCACTTTCAGTTGCCTGCGTAGTGGTAGCCTTGTTACCGGTAATCTCAGTCTTCTGAGATTCTGTTAGTTTTTGTGATTTAGTTGTGCCTGCCTCATTAAGTACCGTTGGTAGGTATTTGTTGAATTGGGCTTTTAACTTGCTTGTAGCTATGCTTTCAAGTAAGTTGTTCATTAATTCACGTTTATCTTTGGCCAAAGGAGACATAAGTTCAGTTATAACTGCCTCACGCTCACGGATTTCATTAATTTTAGCAACTTCTTTTGTTGCTTCAGTAATTTTTGCCTCTTTAGCTTGAATTTCTTTTTGCGATTCCTCAATTTGAGTCTTCGCATCCGAAAGTTCTTTTGAAAGTTTTGAAATATGTGTTCCTTCAGCGATATGTGAACCCATAAACTCAGCTGCAAAAGTTTCGAACAATTTACGTCCGAACATATTTTCTTTTGCCTGCTTAATATCTTCTTTTAACGTACCTAATTCTGTTGTAAGTGTCTTATCAACAATAGTAGCTAGTTTTGTAGAAGCCTTGTCTATGAAGTCAGTTTTCGCTTTGGTAATCATTTCTTTACCTTCTGCAACAAGTTTTACCTTTTGTTCAATAAGGTCTTTCTTGTCTTTATGGAATTCATTAAGTTCTGAAGTAAGTTGTTCCATCACAAAGTCTTCTAACTTCTCAAAGTTGCCTTCTTGAAGTTTTCTGTCGTTGCGTAGTTCGCCAATTTCCTTTTTAAGTGTTTCCATAACAAACTTATCAAGGAGCTCTGCATGTTCTGCGATTTTACGTTTATACTCTACCTGAGCTTCAACTGCCGCTTTTTTATCTGCTGAAAATTCTGCTAATTCAGTTTTAATTGTATCTGATACCATTGCATCTAGTGCTTCCACCATTTGCGTTTTGTCAGTTTCATACCTGTTAGCGAATTCTTCACGTAATTCGGCAGTGATCTCTTCACGAGCTTCACCTAATCTTGCTTCCCATGCTTCTGAAAGTGTTGAACGCACTTCCTCAGATAGGACTTCTGAACTTAGGAGTTGTTCTATTGCGTTGTTAGCCATTTAGCTTCTCCTAATGTTTAGTTTTTCAATGAACTGTAATACTTCCTTCTGGAGGTATTGATTTGCTATTTTATCGTCTTTTACTGCGGATGCAACGTCAAGTAAGATGTTACCACGTTTACCATTCATAATCTGTTCATATAAAGGGTCTGGGTAAGCATCTGGTGCACTTGGATTAGCAACAAGATCAACTGTTTGAATTTCAAACTCGCTAACATTGCCGCTTTCTGTTACATTTCCACTACCTCTTGACGAAACGCCAAGTTTTACTCCGTTTTCTATAAGGGTTTTACAAATATTTCCCATTGGAGTAGGTAACAGTTTTAAACGACCATAACCGTCTTGACCGTCCATCCACATTTTTTCAATCATGTGGCTT